GCGGGTGCCGGGGTTCTTTTGCTTTATCATGTATTTGCTGGCAGCGCCATCATGCCACGCCCAGGATCTTCTCGACCCTGTTCAGAACGTCAGCAGGATCCAGGCCGGAGGCCTTCACCTTGCCGGCGATCTCCTGCGCCAGCACGTCGGCAGGATCCGGCTCGGCCGGCTTCGCTGCGACGCCCTGGATGGTGCAGTAGTCAGGGTTTTCGAGGTAGATCCAGCCGGCGCCGCTTTTCAGCTTGCCCCAGCCGTCTTGCACCTCGGTGATGGTGAAGACGCCCTTGCCGGTCTGGCCTCTGACCGCGTAGCTCATGCCAGGGCCCTTGCGGTAGTTCAGATCCGGAATGATGACGCGGACAGTGAAGGGCGTCGCAGGGAAGCCCTGGACGGGCTCCGGAGCCGCTTCCGGTGCCTGGGTAGTGCCGGGGCCCAGGATCTCATTGACGGCCGCAGCGATGGCGCCGTGGCGGTCGTAGAGGTACTGGCCCGGGCAGGCCTTGTTGGCGTAGTCGCGGTGCACGGTCATGTTGCAGCCGTTGGCGTGGTTGACGCGGTCGGTCTTGTTGGTGGACCAGACCAGCTTCTTGATGCCGTTGCGCTTGCAGATGTCGGCCACCAGCTTGATCAGTGCGGCGTAGGCTGCGTCGGTGACAGCGTAGGGGTGCTCGGTGTCGCTGGCGACTTCGATGGTGATGGCGCGGTTGTCGTTCTCACGGCTGGAAGTGCACCAGGAGCGATCTGCCTCATCGACGGACAGACCGATGGAGCCATCCTTGCCGACGACATAGTTGGCGGAGCATTCGCGGTCGGTAGTGGCGAAGTAGTCGCAGCCCTGCTTCGCCGTCCACTGGCCCACGATGCAGTGGATCGTGATGGTGTCGATGGCGTGGTTGCGGGGGCTGGTCTTGTTCTTGGTGATGTTGGTGTACGTTACCAGAGGGCTGTTGCTCATGGTAATCTCCTCCTTCTCTGGGGTTGCTGTAGTGTTTGCGTAGGCGTCATAGTATGCCTGGCCGAAGCCGGCCCGTTTTACCTTGACGGCGTTGCTCATGTCGGCCGGGCGCTCGTACTTGGTCAGCACAATGTCGGACGCCTCCTTCACGGTCCGGGCTGTCCGGAGCACCTGGAAGACGGCCACGTAGCCCTTCAGCTCCTGGAACATGAAATCGAGCTGCATCATTAGGTCGCCGATGGACGCGCCGGTCTTCCGGGCGTAGTTGAGCATGGCCTCCTTGCGGCTCCAGTATGTCCACTGCGCGAGGCCGTAGCCAGCGCTGTCTCGGACGAAGTTGGAGTAGCTCCCGGAGTCCACGGCGGCCGTGTACTCGGCGTCCGTGAGGCCCAGGCGCTTCTCGTAGGTGTTCTGGAGGTTTATCGGATTGAGCCCGCTCTCGGCGTAGAGGTTGCCCATCAGCCCGGCCACACCGGCCGGGCTGAAACCTTTGCAGCAGAAGTAGTTCCAGATGGTCCTCTCGGTGGAGGACCCTGTCGCCTTCACGGCTTACTCCTTGCCTGGGCTGGTGTTAGCGTCGCCCTCTGCCTTCTGTTTCAGGATGTCGATGGCCTTCACCACAACGGCAGGGATAGGCACGCCCATCAGTCCGGCGTTTTCGATAATGCTGATCGTCTCATTGGCGATGAAGGCGATGATCGTCGTGTCTCTGATGAATGTGGAGCCCGTGACCAGATCGAGGCGGCAGGCTACCAGCACCACCAGGAGAGTCGTGCCCTTACGGCAGAGACCCTTCCATCCGGCGCGACTCTCCAGGGCGCCGTCTGTGGACTTCTGGGATCTGTGAAACACGCCGGCAACGATGAGGCCGGTGGCGTAGTCCACGCCCATGAAGATCAGGAGCGTGGTCAGAGCTGCGTCCCAGCCTCCGAAAAGGCTGGCGATGAAGCCGCCCACGACTCCCACTGCTGTGCAAATTCCAGTTTTCATGTTGTGTACCTTCCTTCTTTTTATTTGCTTAGAATTATGCCCCCACGAATATCTCCGTGGGGGCATTGTGGGCTTTACTCAGTGACGAGCTCTGCCAGTTCCAGGTCGATCAGCATCTCCTTGACCTGGGGCTTGATCAGGTCAGGGACGCTGTCGTAGGTACGCTTGCCCTTGACGATCAGGGCGACGTAGATGACTGCCATGTTGTTCACCTCCTTTCTGAGCCAGGATCTGAAGCGCCGGATCATCTTACTCCTCCAGGAGCGCGCGGACTTCGTCGCGCAGATTTTCGGGCACGTCGTCGATGGTTTTGAGCCCCTTCTTGATGAGGGCTGCGTAAACTTTAGCCATAGTTATTTACCTCCGATAATCATTTCATAGACCTCAGCCAGAGCGAGCTGAAGGTCGGTGATGCTGTTGGCGTTGGTGGCCAGAGCAGCTGCGGCGAGTTCCTTCTGCTTTTCCTCAGCCGTCTTCTCGGCCAGGATAAACCAGTAGCTCTTGCCGACCTTGCTGATCTGGACCAGCTTCATGTCCTCGTGGATCTCGGTGCCGTCGGGCCCCTCGATGGTCACGCTGGAGAGTTTGCCGGCGAAGGTGTCCTCGGTGACAGCGGTGGAGCTGATGAAGTTGTTCCCGTTGAGGTTGAGGCCGTCGAGGGATGTGCCATCAGCCAGTGTAATCTTCCATGTCCTTTTTTCCATTTTGGTCTCCTTCCGAACAGCTCATAGTAGAGGCTGCTCATGTTGTAGATTTGGTCGTGTGACATAATTTTGTAGTGACTGCCCAGCCAGGACTTGAACGAGTTCTCGACGGTTGGGTAGTCGATCCGACCGGCGTCCAGCAGGCGCTTGTACGCCTTCAGCTTCCGGCGTTCCCGGGTGATGTTCTTCGGGTGGATCTTCCGGATCAGGCGGCCGGACTCCGTCAGTGAGTAGCACACCTGCAGGTGTCTGAACTGAGAGGAGAGCTTCACGATCCGGGTCTTCTTTTCGTTGATGATCAGGCCATACGCTGCAGCCTCCTTCCTGAAGCCTTCCAGCACATTCAGCAGGAACTCCTTGGAGTCTGCGATGACGTAGAAGTCGTCGGTGTAGCGGCCATAGTGGCGGATGCTCCGGACGATCTTGGCGTAGTTGTCCACCTGGTAGGGGTAGATGATGCCGATGTTCTGGGAAGGCTGCGAGCCTATGTCCACGCCCTTCCTGAGCATCTTCTCGCCGGTCAGCAGCTCCGGATCCACGCCGCAGTTGAGCATCGGGTTGACCTTGCCGGTCATCATGGCCGCGATCTCCTCGTCTGAGAAGCGGGAGACGTCCTGCTCGAAGGTCTTGAAGATCAGGCGCGTCAGCATCTCAGCGATCAGCAGCGTCTCCGGATCTTCGACCTCTCGCTCCAGAAACTGGTCGAGGACCTCGATGCACTTGTCGTGCGGTATGTTGGCATAATAGCCGGAATAATCCACCAGCAGGATGTAGCCCTCGTTGGAGCCGTGTTCCATGTAATACCGATGCAGATGCGCCTCGAAGCGTCTGCGGTGGAAGGCCACGCCCTTGTCCTTTTGGGAGGCGCCGTTGTCGTAGATCAGATACTTGCTGATCGCCGGAGTCAGGACCTCGTCACAGAGGAGGTGGTTGACGGTCTTATCCACCATGGTGTTGCTGGTGATGTAGCGCTGATGCCCGCGCTCGTTGATCGGGAACTTGGTCCCGGGATCTGGGCGGTATGCCCCGTCCATAAAGTCGCGCCGGATGTGGGCCGTGGTCAGCAGCTGCGTCATCTCGAACAGCTGGGTGCTGCGCTTGAACTTGCTGCTTTTCATGGCCTTGGTGCCGGCGTCATAAATTAAATTTGCATCATAGAATACATTCATAAAAAACCACGCGATAGCCCCATCGGTCGTAACCGGGAGCGTCCTGGTTAGTATTTACCAGCGAGGACGCTGGACGGATGGCCTCTCCTTTCCCATAGCCGCACGCGGGAGCTTTGCCCGTAGAATGTAGTGCGGTTGTGAAATCCGGGCGGACGCCGATGGAGTTCGAGGCGTTCCAGTTGTTGGCATTGCCGTTGTTGTTGACATTGCAGAAATTCGTCGCGGACTGGACGGCACAAACAGAGGCCACCCTATAGGTGTTAGGTTTTCAGGTGCTTCAGGAAGCGGTTGTCAGACTGCCGGAGCTTCTTCACCATGTTGAACAGCTTCTCGACTTCGAGCACGATGTTCATATACCGGTTTTTGTCGGCCGGCAGCGCTTCGGCGATGTATTGGAGCTCGTCCTGGAGCTGGTTGCAGCACTTCAGCGCCTGATTGAGCTCGTTGCGTCTGTCGTCATACTCGAAGCGGTACGACGGCCAGATAGTATTGGCAGCCCTGAGATGCTGGGCGATGTCGCAGCAGAGATCGTCCACACGGTCGCGGTGTCTCTTGATAAACCAGCAGGCGTAGTCGTCCTCCAGGCTGCGGATGGCCGCAGCGACTTCCTCCCGGTGCTCCGGATCCTGGACGTGTGCGGTCTGTTTTCTGATAGCTGCCTCCAGCTTCTTCTCGCTATAGGCGAAGCTGCTGAGGAGCTCGACCGCGATCATCCTCCGGATCGTGAGCGCCTGATGGTGCGCTTCCAGATTAGAATGGGCCCGTTTACTTTTAGGGATGTCTGACACGCTATCTTATCTCCTTGATTAGATTTACCCGGCCCACAAGGGGCCGGGATTTTTGATCAATAGATCAGGAAAGCCGGGCGGACGCCGAGGGAGTCCGAGGCGTTCCAGGCGTTGGCAATGCCGTGGTTGCTGACATAGCAGAAACGCGTCGCGGACTGGACGTCTCTCAGCCACCAGTTCTCTCTGTTCGTGATCAGATCCGGGCGTGCCTGGAACAGAGCCAGCTGGCTCTTGTCGATGCCAGTGTCGTAGCCGTTCTGCGCTCCGCCGCCCCATGCGTAGGAGCCGTAGACCATGTGCTCGTTCATCAGGTCGATCTGGCTGTCGTACCATGCCCAGCCGGAGCTGGCGCCATTGCTGATAGCGTTGGCCAGGAGAACCCTGTGAGTCAGGATGTGGTCTGCGCCGAAGTCAGCCTTGATGGTGGCCAGAGCATCAGCCAGGCCGGAGGTCTTCATCTTGCTGCCGTAGTAGGAGCCGGTCGTGTCGTTGGCGTCATTCATCACGCCGTTATAGAAGGACTTGTCGGGAATGACCAGCATATGATGGGTAGTCAGCTCTGTGTTCCCACAGTGCAGACGATAGTCAGCATGGGCGGCCCAGTATTTTCGGCTGTTGATGGTCCAGTAGCCGCCGGTGCGGACCTTCTCGAACTTGCCAGCACGAATGTCGGCAGACTGCTCAGCGGTGAAGCTGGCACCGAGATCGTGCTCATAGATGAAGGAGTTGGCCCTGGACGCACCGGTCTGGCCGAGCATTGCGGTCAGCTCCTTCAGGGCTTTGATGTCTTGGGCGTTGGTGCCTACCAGGCCGAAGACTTCGTTGATGGCGGCGATCAGGCTGGTCTTGTCCTCAGTTTCCAGCGTATCCAGGTCTCCGTTGATGAAGGCCTTGATGGCGCTGATAGGGATCCTCTTGACGCCTGTGCCGTCTGCGAGTCGTACCAGGAGAACGTCCTCCTCGCTGGCCACGGCAGCCAGCGCGTCGTACTCGGTGAAGCGTTTGCCGTTTGTTACGTCAATCTGCATAATGTTCCTCCTTATGCGGTTTTATATTTCCAGTCGCCGATGATCGCGTTGCCATCGTCGTCCAGGATCGGGTTGCCGTCATCGTCAACGATGTGAGTGAACAGATCGTTGTGGATGATCATGTACTCCAGCGCGGTCAGGCGCTCGTCCAGGTTGCTCGTCTTGTTGATGAGCTCGCCGGCCACGTCCTCGTTCAGAAGGCCTTGCACGGTGGCAAACCACTCGTTGAAGGCGTTCTGGCTGGTGCGCTGGAACTCTTTCAGATCCTCCGTGATGGCGGTCAGGTCTGCGTTGCCCTTGTTCTCCAGCGCCTCGATGTACTCGTCGATGGCGGCCGTGTAGCCGTCATAGGCTGCCCTGGCCATCTGCTCGAACTGGGAGTAGCTGGCGTTGGACTTGGCCACAAATTCAGCATAGAAGGCATTGAACTGGTCATAGAAGGCCTCGGTGTCGATGCTGTCGATGAACTGGGTGATGTAGCCGCAGACTGCGCTGTTGGGGCGGGTGTCGCTGATGGAGCTCTGGGTGATGACGGTCTGGTTGGCGCTGATCGTCACATTCGCCAGGCCCAGCTCGTAGTAGTCGCCGCTGACGGGCTGGATGAGCTCCGGAGCTTGGGGCGTTGCCGCTGCCGTGCCGGTCTTCACGATGATCTCGCAGAGGCGCTCCAGGTAGTTGCAGCGCAGCACGATGCGGTCGATGCGGCTGTAGCTCGTAGGAGCTGCGGCCAGCTCGAAGGTGGCGACGGCGGGGTCATAGGCGAAGGCGCCGTTAATCAGGCCGAAGCCGGGCTGGACCTTAACAGTGAGGCCCGTGTCGCCTGCCAGAACTTTGAAGCAGTCGGCAGGCTTGGCCAGCACGCCATTGGTCAACAGTTTGGAAAAGAGCAGGCGGAACAGTTCCGACGTCTCTGCTCTGTCAAAAATAGGCATACCCTCGGAGTCCACGCCGGTGATCTCCGAGTCAAAATAGCCGTATCTCATGGCCATGTTAAAATACCTCCCTTTGGATGATTTTCGTGATACTGGTCATCTGGTCATTGCCGAAGACAACGGAGAGGGTCTGCTTGCTGCCCTCGTAGACCTCCTGGATCTCAGTGATCCGCTTGGTGGTCTCGATGCCGACGTCGGCGTAGCGGTAGGTGCAGAGGTCGCCCAGGTCGAAGTCCACGCCGTAGGTCAGGTTGGCGCTGGGATCCACGTCGCTGTTGACCGTCTCGATTTTCTCGTACTCTGCCAGCTTTTCCAGACCGCGCTGGTAGAGCAGCGCCTGGTACTGTGCGGCCGTGTAGGTCTGCTCGTTGCCGTCCTCGTCCTGGTAGGTGCTCTGGAGATCCCGAGCATCCACCCAGAGCTCCCGGCGTTCCTCGTCCGCACTCTGGCGGAGATCCACCTCCACAATGACGCGGGCGGAGCCTTCGCCCTCGCCGGCGACGTAGGCGTAGTTCTTGCAGTCGGACTCGTCCCGGTCATACACGGCATTTTTTACGTTGTAGAAGCTGTCGGAGAAGATCGCCCAGCTGTTCTCGGTCTGGTCATCCGTTCTGTCCTTGCCTTTCCACACTTCGAAGCTGAGGGTGTTGGTCAGGTAGTCGTAGACCAGGCGATGGCTGAGCTCCTGGGTCTTCTCGATCTCGTAGAGCTTGTCGCCCAGCTTGTCGCCGGTGGCCGTGACCGTGACGCTCGTGCCGACGCCTGTCAGAGCCCCCAGCTGTATCTGTGGGATCCTGCGGTTGGTGTCGGCCGGGTTGATCACGCAGCGGTCCACCAGTTTCCGACCGATGCTCTCCGGCGTCCCGGAGAGGCTGACCTGGGGATGGATCACACGGTCGTTCAGCAGCTCCTCGCAGAAGTAGCCCTTGCAATAGGCTGTCCGGGCGCCTTTGGCGTCCCTGGCGAAGTTGACCTCTCGGATCACGCCCAGGTCCTTCCGGTCGTTCCGGTAGAGATAGCGGCCGATGTTCATCAGCTCGAAAAACTCGGCGGGAGTATGCAATTCAAAAAGGCCCGAGGCATAATACCGGCGGTCCCAGATGAGTGTATTGAACACGCTGACGACGCCCAGCGTGTCGAAGTTCTGGTCGAGGATGATCAAATTCATGCGCTACACCCCCAAATACTTCGGAGTGTAGAACAGATTGACGTCCAGGTTGGTGTAGTTCTCATCTGCGTCGTACTCCAGATAGTTGTCGCCCACTTCCAGCTTGAAGGGCTCACTCCGGCGGTCGATGTGCTGGTAATAGTTGACGCCGTTCAGAGTGATGACCTGGTGCCGGTCGTTGGTGTCGATGAGAAGCACGTCGCCGGTCTGCATCGTGACATTCACGCGCATGAACTGGCCCGTGCCGGTGTTTGTGATCTTAGGGTTGACCACGGCGCCCCTGGTGGCGATGAACTGGATCTGGACGCCTGTCGGAACGTCGCCGTCATTGCTCAGCACCACCTCTTTGTGCAGCGTTCTATAGCCCATCGTGCTGCCGCCCAGGAGGAGGCCACGGGCTTCGGCCTTGTAGTCCAGCTTGCCCGTCTCCATCCTTTTACTGAGCATCCTCCAGGGGAAAGCGAACAGCGGCGAGATGTTCGCCATGTTCTTGCCGAAGTTGTCCACGTTGAGCATATACGGGTCCGGACAGATCAGATCCACCAGGATCTTCAGCTTGTTGTCCAGGTTTTTCATGGCCGCGAAGGTCCAGCCCTCCAGCTCGTACTCGATGTTGCGGCTGACGCCCATGTTGGTGATGCGCGCCTTGCCGGTGTACTTCGGATTGAAAAACTTGATCACTTTCGCCCGGTTTTCCGGGTTGTTTTTGTTGCTTCTAAAACTGGCCTCGATGTGGATGGGCCTTGGCTTGATCTTCTTGCCATCGACGGACGCCCCGTCCACCAGGGCGTTGTCTGATGTGCTGATCTCGACCTCGGAGGACTCCAGGCCGGACACGGCAGTGATGTCGATGTCCTCGCCCGGTCCCATTTTGAGGGTCTTGCCGTTACAGGTCAGCTCTATGGTTAATGTATTTACTGTCATTTCACACCTCCGACCATGTTCCGCAGAGCCTCCCGCTGTGTCTTGGCCACTTCGGAAGGTGTAGCCACGGGCACGTTGTAGGTGTTGCTCTGCTCCATGCGATTGTCATAGTAGACGGTGGTGCCGGCGCCTGCCATCCTCAGCCCCGCTGCGTGCGAGGCTCCGACGGAAAGCTTGCCGGCGGTCGCCGACATCTCGGCCCGCATGGCGCTGACGAGCTCGCTGGCCTTGGCTTCCATGTCCTTCAGTGTCGCAGGCATAGACTTGTCCAGCCCCTTGCTCACGCCGGGCATGATCCAGCGGCCGACCTCGTCCGCGAACTCTTTAGACGGAGAGTTAATGCCGAGGGCGTCCTTCGCTGCGTCCAGCAGGCTGCTGGCCAGGCTGCTGACCTTATTCGTCAGCCAGCTCCAGCCGGAGCTGATGCCGTTCCAGATGCCGCTGATGATATTGCTGCCGATCTCCGCCATCTTGCTCGGCAGGCTTGCCAGGCCGTTGACGATGGAGTTGAACAGCTGGGTCGCCGCTGCGGCGCCCTTCTGAGCCAGCTGAGTGCCCCAGGTGACGACCTTCTGGGCCGCCTGGCTCAGATAGTCCCAGACCTTGCCCGGGAGCTGCTGGAGCGTGCTGGCGACCTTGCTGAGCATATTGCTCGCAGCGGTCGAAGCGTTGGAGACCATCTGCTGGCCCCATGCCACCACCTTATTGACGGCATTGACCAGGTGCGTCCAGATCTTTCCGGGCAGCTCCTGGATGATGCTGTTGACCTTGCTGAGCATATTGCTCATTGCGGTCGAGGCGTTGCTGAGCATCTGCTGGCCCCACTGCACGACCTTGGTCACTGCGTTGACCAGGTGCGTCCACACCTGTCCCGGCAGCTGTCTCAGGACGTTGGAGATCTTGGTGCCCATGTCGGTGATGGCCTTTTGAGCCTTGGTCGCCATGTCGGCGCCCCACTCCTGAAGGTCCGCCAGGATCTCAGAAAATACCTGAGCCACCTGATCGGGCAGAGTTGCCAGGCCATTGATCAGACCGTCTACAATGTAGCCACCCTGTTCGGCCATGACCGTGCTCGGACTGTTGATGCCGAGGAAGTCCTTGATGCCGTTGAGGATGTTGCTGCCCAGCTCACACGCTGCGTCCCATACCTGGGAGGCTCCGTTGGCCAGTCCAGTCACGATGCCGTTGATGATCTCTGGCACGGCCTCGCCGATCTTGGCGATAATATCCGGCACGGCCTCCTTGATCTGGCCCCAGAGCTCTTTGGCGCTCTCCAGGACCTGCGGACCGGCCGCGATGAGGCCGTCAATGATTGCCGTGATGATGTCGGGCAGAGCTGCGACCAGCTCGATGACGATAGTCGGGATGGCCTCGATCAGAGCCATCAGGAGCTCGATGCCAGCCGCCAGAATATCGGGCGCGGATGCCGCCAGAGCCGTCACGACGGCCTCGATGATCTGAGGCAGCGCGTCGATCAGCGCGTCGATGATAACAGGCAGCGCGTCCACCAGAGCGAGCAGGAGCTCGATGCCGGCGTCAATGATCTGAGGCACCGCCGAGATCAGGAACTGCACGATGGCGCTGATGATCTCCGGCAGGGCGTCGATCAGCACGGGAAGCGCTGCAAGGATGCCTTCCGCCAGGCCCATGATCAGCTGGAGAGCGCAGTCCAGGATCGCCGGCAGCTGGTCGATCAGTGTGGTCACGGTGTAGGCGATCAGCTCGACGAGGGCCGGCAGTAATGTCGGCAGCATGGAGCTGATGCCGTTGACGATACCGGTGAAAATATCCACCAGGCAGCCCAGGAAAGAGCCCAGGCCGTCGCTGCTGATGAAGTCCGTGATGCCTTCGACGATTGTCTCGGCAGCAGCCACAAAGTCAAAGTTCTGCACGACGTCACGGAGCTGCTCCATGATACTCTTGCCGGCAGAAAGCACGGCAGGCACGATGGCAGAGACCAGATCCGGGATCTGCTCCACGATGGCACCAGCCAGAGCCGGCAGCGTCTCAGCGAAGCGCGGGATGAGTTCGCCCAAAACTCTGACGACGTTGTCGGCGGCTGTGGCGAAGGCGTCGGCCAGCTGGTCGGCGTCGCTCGATCCATTCATAAAGTTATCCCAGGCGGCCTTGGCGGAAGCCAGAGAGCCCTCCAGGGTCTCCGATGCCTCTTTCGCTGTCGTGCCGGTGATCCCCATCTCCTCCTGGATGACATGGATCGCCTGGTATACGTCGTTCAGGTTGTTGATGTCATACTTGACGCCCGTCAGCTCCTGAGCGTCGGCCAGCAGTCGCTCCATCTCGGTCTTCGTGCCGCCGTAGCCCAGCTTCAGGTTGTCCAGCATGGTGTAGTTCTGCTTTGCGAAGCCCTGATAGGCGTCCTGGATGCGGTCCATGGAGGTGCCCATCTTGTTCGCATTGTCGGCCATGTCGATGATGGCCATGTCCGCCACCTTGGCGGCTTCCTCAGTATTTCCGCTGAGGGACTGGAGCAGGGACGCCGAGAAACTCGTGACCGTGCTCATGTAATCGTTGGCAGACATTCCCGCCGTCTGGTAGGCTCTGTCTGCTGCGGCGATGACTGCGTCGGCTGTGTTGCCGAACAGCGTCTCGACGCCGCCCACGTTCTGTTCGAGAGCGCCCACGCTATTGAGGGCCGTCTTCCCGAGGTTGACCAGGCTATCGACTGCCCTGGTCATCATCTGGCCGCTGAACACGCCCAGCGCCTGCTGGGCGATGTTCGCGACCTTGCCCATCCCCGACTGTAGACCGCCGGAGTCCAGGCTTGTATCAAATCTTAGGGTTCCATCTGATGCCATGACCGTACCTCGCTAACATTCAAAAGCGCGGCGGGGTTTCCGCCGTTCATAAGTAGTTTGTTAAGGTCACTTTCGAGCTGCTGTCGGTCAGCCGACTGAGGGAGCGCATAGACGCGCTTCATGTGCTCATAGTGCTGCCGTTGCTCCTTGGAGATCTTGGCCGGGATCTTCATCGTGCGGTAGCCGATGATCTTGACCAGCTGAGTGTCTTCCGGGAGCGATCTAAAGAGTGCTCGGAACTGCCACCAGTGGAGGGGATGCCGCGCCAGATCCAGACCGTAGGCCTGCATAAACGCGGAGTAAATATAGTCAGCGTCGTGCTCGTAGGAAAAAGGCGGATCTTCTTCGGCGGCTCCGGACTTTTCGCCCGTCGTCTCTGCGGGATCCGTGCCGCAGCGGTAAAACCAGACCAGCCTGCTGAGGGCCTCGTCGAGCACGTCATAGTCGAAGACGACGCCGGGGAAATACAGGTGCAGAGCGGTCTGGAGCTTCTCCAGGTCGTCCAGCCCTGGGTCTTGCAGTAGTTCCTCGAACAATATGCCCGTGCGGAAGTCACTGCTGATCGGGACCTGCTGGCCTGCGATCTCGACCTGTTCCGGCAGTCCGTCGATCAATAAATTCAGTGCTTTTTACCCTTGCCGTGCTTCTGAGAGACGAACTGCGCGGTCTGCATATTACGGACGGCGTTCTGCTGGCGCTGGGTGTAGCGGTTGGTGAAGTCGTTGAGGGTCTTGCGTTCTCCCGCAGCCCACTCGCTCAGCTTCTCGATGGCCTTCAGGTGCTCCATGACGTTCATCTTGCCGCCGAACAGCTTGGCCGCTGTGCCGGCGCCGAAGATCTCGTCGAAGCAAGCATTGACCACCTCGCACTGTGCGCGGTAGTTGGCCGCAGCAGTCGGGAAGTTTTCGCCTCTTTTCTGCTGAGCCGTGTCGCGCATTTTGATCATCGCGGTCTCGAACTTCTCCATGAAGTCGGCGTCCATAAGATCGCCTTCGAGCTTGACATTGTTAATAATCAATTCCATTATTCTGTTTTCCTCCATTGGTCGGTGCTATAAAAAAGCACCAGCAGGCTGCACCGTTTGGCCTGCTGGTGCCTGGTCGCTCACTGCCTGATTAGGCCAGTCGCGCGGAGCCAGTTGTTGCGTTGTTAGGCGTCGTACTTGCCGCTGAAGTTGCCGGCCGTGAACTGCTTGGTCACGGTGTCAAACTTGCCCTGAACGGGATCGCCGACCGCGTGCAGCACGCCGGAGACGCTGATCTTTTCGCCACCGGCGCCGGAGTTGTCGCTGACCTCGTTGGCCACGGTGAACTGGCGGGCGGTGTATTCGGCAGTATCCTCAGAGGGCTCGCCGATGGGGTTGAACAGCTCGACGCGGACGTACTTCAGCTGGGCGTCAGTGCCGGTCGCATGGTCGCGGCCCATCTTCCAGAGCTTATAGATCGCCTTCTGGGAAGGGATCAGACGGGACTCATAGGAGAACTCCGTCTCGTAGCCGGTGATGTCCGTGGACGCGGTGCTCTCGTTGATGTAGGTCTCGCTGTCGGTCTGTGCGTTGGGGCTCTCGTCCAGAGTGGTGAAGCCGGTGCCCATGAGCTCGTAGGTGCCGTCGATCTCGGCATAGTCCGCGATGGCGTTGCGGAGCAGGGCAGCACGACTCTCGTCAAAGAGCTGAAGATCAAACTTTTTCATGTGCTTATGCCTCCTTGTGATAGATGAGTTCTAACTGGATTTGATAGCGTGCGTTCCTCATGGACTCGTCGAACATATAGCCAGACGAGAGCACGCTGAGCTGTTCCGGGTGCATACCTTCCGGCAGCTCCGGAAAATTGCCGGCCGCCTCCTGATCTTCGACCCAGTTGGCGAAGTCCTCGTAGAAGGTGCTGTTGGCGATATTCTGGAGCCGGTCCATGCTGTAATACTCCCGGCTGCCGAAGTTGAACTGGTAGCGCCGGTCAGAGCTGCCATCGATGTACGTCTCGATGATGGGGTTGAAAATCCCCGTCTCGATGGTGTACTCCTGCGGCTGGTCTCCCAGGGCGTCCACGCGGAACACTCCGGCACTGAGGAGAGGGCAGTCCTTGAAGTAATCAGCGACGCCCTCTATGATTGATTTGACCATGTTGGGCCTCCTTTACTTGTTGATCAGCTTCAGGATCTGCGTCCTGTGTGCGGTTTTCATTCGTTCAAACCACATACCGCCACGCCGGGAGTCATAGCTCCGGGTCGTGCTGGTGTTGTAATACTGGCGCCGGGCGTATGGTGCGATGTACTTCACCTCGCCGGAGCCGATGACTGTGCCCAGGGTGCCGGATCGTTCCAGGGCTCCGGTCCGTTTAGGGACCATCGGAGCGCAGAGCCGGAGCACTTCGCTGTCAACGATCTCCTGCTTTTTGCTGAGCACTTCGTTCATTCTCGGAGCGCAGCCGGCGTTCCAGATCAGCTGGGCCTTGCCGTTCTTTCCCTGGATGATGGCGCCCCTGGGTGTTGTGATAGGCTTAAACGCCATTTTACTCGCCTCCGATCCTCCAGTGCTTCACGGCGGTCGAGCCTCTGATAGTGTTGTCGGCGTACTCTTTGACGCGGATCAGCTGGCCGAGCGCTTCCATCTGAGCCTGATCGACCGGAGCCGTCAGCTCGATCTCCATAGGCAGCACATAGTCGCCGGTCTGGAGCGTCCAGACCTGGACTGCTGCTTCGTCATCCAGCTGGCGGTATTGCTCCGCCGGGACGTAGCTCCTGCCGTCCTGGATCTTCGCCCCCAGAGGGATCCTCAGCTTGTAGGCGAGGCTCTGGGAGTGGGCTCCATCCGTGGAGTGGCTGGAGCTCTTGTTCTCCAGGAAGGACGCGCTGCGGATGCAGGTCGGGAAGTAGACCTCGCGCCGATCAGCGCCCAGGCGTTTGTTAAAGACTGTTATCGCAGTCTGCACATACATGGCGGCAGCCTCCCTTCAGGGATCGGCTCAGCCATCCGGTCGGCAGCAGGTAGACGCGGACCGCTTCGAGGATCTTCTTGCGGAGCAGCTCCTCAGCGGTCTGGCCATCCTGGCCCTCCGTGATGTAGGTCACGGAGTAGCCGTCGTTGGTCTCGCTTTTCACACCTGCAGCCTGGTTGCCGTTTGCACTGGCCTGATTGTTGTGATAATGGACGACCTCCGCCGCAGCGCAGACCGCGAGCTTCACGCGGTTGTCCTCTTTGGCGAAGATGTCCCCGTTGATATAGGTCAGGTAGCCGATGACCGCCTCCGCTTTGGCCTCGACTTTGGAGAAGTCAGCCTCGGGGATCGTGTCCCCGAAGGTCTGCTTGTAAAAATCATAGGAGACGTACATCAGGCTGCACCTCCTTTACTTAGGCGCCGGCAGGGGTCAGCACGGCGAACGGGAAGCGCTTCGCCTTTTCCTTGGCCATAGCGTTGACAGGGTTCGGGATCTCCCAGCCCAGACGCATGACAGCGCGAAGGGCCACCATGTCGTTCTGCATCAGGTTGTAGGCGATGGAGCCGTCAGTGTTCTGCACGACGCCCTCGGTGAACAGCTTGAAGGTGATGTCCTGGCGGATGCTGTAAACCAGCTGAGAAAAGTCGCCGGAGATCATGTGGGCCTTGGTCTTGTCGAAGGCGCCATTGCGAGGGAACTGGATGGCAGAGCCGTCCAGGGTATAGTTGCCAGCCTGCTGCATGGAGTTCAGGAACAGAGGACGCTCGTTGCCGTCCTTCAGGCCGCGCAGCTTAGCACGCATACCGATGTCGGCCACATGGCCGGACACGAAGTAGCCGGACTCCTCCACCTTGGAGATGATGCCGCCCTCGCCGAGCAGGTCAGTGTAGAGATCGGCGGAGATCTGCTTCACTGCGCCGGCAGTAGTAGCGGAAGGCACCAGACCCTCACGCCAGGTTGCAGGCTTGTCAGTGCCGAACAGGATGGCGGCGTCGATGACCTGGCCAAAGGCCTCCTGGATACGAGGACGGACCTCGCCCCAGATGTCGTAGTCGGCGTCGTCCAGAACTGCCTCGGGGATGGGAACGATGACCGCGATCTCCTCGGCGATGATGGTCTTCTTGTCCCATGCCTGTCTGGTGGTCTTCTTCTGACCGGTGTCGCCGTTCACGAAGTAGGCGATAGGCAGAGCATCCAGAACAGGGAGACGGGTCTGGGCTGCAGTCATGTTAGCCAGACGGCGGCCCATGGAGAGGACAGCGGACTGGGCGATGGCGCCCTGGATGATTTCCGCAGCACGGTCCTCGGGGATCAGAGACTCGGCGCCGGATCTGTCAATGATCTGAGCGTCGGTCTCAAAAAGCTGAAGATTAAAATACTTTTTCATGTGGTTATTCCTCCATAATTTTGTTAGTTGCGGCCCGCTTTTCTGCGGATGGCAGCGTTGATGAAGTCGTTGCTGTTCTGATTTCCAGAGCTGCCCGCCCCGGAACTTTCCGTGCCGGTCTTCACGCGGTAGGACCCGCTGCCGCTGGTAGTAAAGCGGGGGTTTTCTTTCAGGAACTTGGTGGCGGCCTTCTCGAAGTCGAGCTTGCTGTCCTCCTTCATCAGGGCCGCGATCTTGAACATGACGTAGTCAGTGTCCTCGGCGCGGACGCCCTTCTGGGCGAGGGTCTGGCTGTTCTTCATCTGGGCCAGTTCTGCGAGCGCGTCATCGCGCTCTTTCGTGATGGCGTCCACATTGGGGCGCTGCTTCTCTCGGTTGGCCTTGAAGTCCTTGATCGCCTGGTTGATTTCCTCCTCGCTCATGCCCTGCTGCTTGAAGTAGGAGCTGAGAGCGGCCTTCTCGGCGCGTTCTGCACGAGCCTGGGCGATCTCCTCGGCCTGCTGGAAGCTGTAGCCTCCGGTGCCTCCATTATTCCCGGCATTTCCCTGGCTGCCGTTGCCGTTCCCAGCGTTTCCACCCTGGCCTCCGCCAGAGCCGCCCTCGCCGCCGTTGTCAAAGAGCTGAAGGTTAAAATGCTTTTTCATTGGGTCATTCCTCCGTTTTTGTAATGTGTCGTGAACATTCCCGCCGGCTCAGAGCCCGGCGTCTGCTCATAATAAAAGCGTCTCGCGGCGCTCAAATTATCGTTATTTCTCCATAGCTGTCCCGGATGCCTTCCAGGCCCAGGACATAAGTGCGGACCAGCGCCCGGCCGATCTCATTCAGATCCGGCCAGCTGATGACAGTGCTACCCGGGCTGACGCTCTCCTGGATCTCGATGCCCGCCACCTCGCGCAGCCCCTCGATCAGTGTGAGGGTCAGCGCCGAGACGCCGGCGCAAATTATGTTGTGCCCGGGAGACGCCCCAGGGAGCCGCTGTGCGTGCCCTGAGACGGTGATCCCGGTGTCCTTGACGTTTATCCGGATCATGTGCTTGCTCCCTTCTGAGCGGCGTCCTGGGCCGCTCTGCGCTGCTTCTCGGCGCGTTCTTTCGCACGGTTGGCCGCTTTGGCCGCCTGCTCAGCCTGCCATTGCGCGTAGACCTGCGGGCTCGGTGAGATCCTGCCCGGGGTGCGTCCCGTGTAGATGCGCTCCGTCTGCTCCTCCAGGCCCATCGCCTTCGAGAAGCTGCGGTACTGTTCCAGCTGGGCCTGGTACTTGCACTGGGCGATGGTGATGTCCTCCTTGTCGGCGGCGCCGGCGCGGAGGAGCTGCACCTGCTCACGGCGGGCCCTCATGGCCGTCTCCATCTGCCTCTGCTTCTGGGTGGCCTCGTAGGCGGTGTACTCCTTGCCACGGAAGCGGCGAGGGGTTGCCTCCCGGGCGTTCTGCTCCTCCAGCCATTCGTCGGTATAGAGCCGCTCACTCACGCCCGGGATGAACGGGTAGTAAGTGTGGCGGCAGTTCCAACCGAGAAGGCCGGGGCCGGTGCCCAGGCCGCACTTGGTCGTCAGCTGCTCCTTAGTGTAGACCTTGCCCTGCCAGGCAGCGTGCTCCGGACGAGCTCCGGCGTGCCATGTGACCTCGAAGTAGTTGGTCCCGAGGCGCTGGGCGTTCAGATCCGTGACGTGCTGCGTCAGCTGGCCGAAGCCGGTGAGCAGCGCACGACGGGCGGCCACGTCCACGCGATTGTGCCAGCCGCTGGCGTAGTCCACGCCGTAGTCGCTGCCGCCATCGCTGAAGGCGTGGTCGGTCCGGAGCCCGGAGGCCGTCATCTGGCTAACCAGGCGGCGGACCAGTGTGTTGTAGTCATAGGCGCCGTTGGCCATGCCGGTGATGGCGTCGTCCAGGTAGCCGTTGTAGACATCAGACAGGGGCGTGAACACGCGCTGGCCGGTGCCGTTGTCCAGCATGAAGCCGGTGCTCTTGGTTATGTTGTAGAGCTCCTCGGTGGACTGCTGCACCAGGGCGTCGGTGATCTGCTGGAGCTCTGGGTTTTGCTCGTAGGGGATGAACTCCTTGCCGATCTGCTCATAGAGCGACCGGTCTCGGGTGTACTCCTTCTCGATGACCTCAGCGTAGAGCCGGCGGACTTCCTCATCGTTTCCGTCCACGGCCTTCCGGATCAGGTCCTCGATGTCCTGGGTGCTGCTGCCCAGGATGATCAGACGCTGGATCTGCCAGTCGGCCGTGTCCGTGATGGTGCCGGCCTTCCGGATCCTGCGGATGATGTCGTCCATGATCGACATCTCCAGCGTCCGGTACTTCGCCTCGACGCCGGCAGCCAGTAGGTCGTGGTAGCTCTGATCCATTACATCAGCACGCCGGCGGACTGGTCAGGCAGCTTGCTGGCTGCGACCTCCTCCGTCTCGCCATACCACTTCGCGCGGTACTCCGGCAGGCCCATGGCGCCCATGGCGACGTCTTTGCGGTCCTCGGCTCTTTCCGTCTGCTTGTCTTCGATGATGGAGTCGTCGAAGTCGATCACGATGTCGGTGTTCTCCACCAGGCCGGGCACATTGGCAGTCTTGCCCAGGCGGATGATCGTGCGGATCAGATCGGTGAGAACGTCCTGGAGGATGATCTCATGCTTGCGGATCGTGCGGTACATATCGGAGTTTTCGCTGATGACCTGGGTGGCCGTCGCGACCGTGCCACGCTCGAAGCGGTAGTATTGGGTGCCGAAGCCGCACTTGAAGGAGAGCAGATTCAGATCGTTGTTGATGGCCTGCTCGTGTTGCTCGGTCCTCAGCTCCATGTTGACCTCGTGCAGCGCCTCCTTGGTGTCCTTGAAGTAGTCCTCCGGCAGCGTATAGAAGACACTGTCGTCGGGGTCGAATACCTGGGAGCCGTTGGCGTCGGTCAGCATCTCAGGCGCCACGAAGATGCGCTTGCGGCCGAGGGTGAACTCGTTGGCGTAGCTGTCGTACTCCAGGTCGATCTTGGCCAGGACGTCGATGCTGTTGGCGAAAAGCGCCACGCCCATCGGGTTGGTGTCGTCCTCGTCCACATTGTTCGCGATGTTCAGCTTGTCGATGATGAACTGGGGCTGATTGGAGCCGGTCTCGACTCTGGCAGCCAGGCCCTCGAAGTGCGGGATCGCGTTCCACTCGGCAGGCGTCAGATCTCGACCAGCGCCGGAGGAACACTCCACGACGCTGTTCTCGATGACGTACTGATAGCCGAGATCGTTGCCGTCCTCGTCCTGCCAGGGCTCCAGCTTATGGTGCTGGAGCTGGACGTACTTCTTGCGCTTGTAGGTCTTCGGAAATGCGAAGATGACCTCGGTGATCCTGGAGTTCTCCCAGGCTGTGGGGTAGATGTTCTTGGCCACCACATAGTCCAGCTTGATGTCAGCGCTCAAGACGCTGCCGTCTTCGGCCACTTCCATGTTGGTCAGATACAGGACATAGGCCACGGTGCCGCAGGCAGCCTTGCGCTCCTGGTACTCGTTGCCCTGCACGGTGAAGTTCGCAGCATCGAGAACGCTGCGGACGAACTTGGCCGTGGTCTCGTCCTTGATGGTGATGGTGACGCGCTCGTTCAGTAGCAAGTCGCTGATGTCCTCGCAAATCTTCTTCGCCATGCCCAGGCTCTTGCGATGGCAGCGCTCATACTGCCCGGTGCCATGGTAGACACGGTACTGGTGGAAGCGCTTGACGTTCGCCCTGTACCAGCTGTCCCACATGGCGATCTTGTTGTAGAAGGAGCTGTCGATGGTGTCGATGCCCTTCTTCTTGAAATACTCGAAAATGTTCATTGTATGACTCCTTCCGGCTCCTCCTCTTTATCCCTAACGGGCAGGTAGTTCTTGATTTTCGACCACATTCCCATGACCAGGTAGCGGATGGCGTCCATGCCATGGTCGTCCTGCTTCACGGGCTCCTCGCGGCCCCTCTCGATGCTTTTCTTGTCGTACTCATATAGACCGAACTCCCGGACGGCGTTCTCCTGGTCTGGCGACACGGTCATCATCTTGAAGGTCAGGAGCTTCTGCACTCGGGAGATCCCCAGCGCCACGTCGTTCTCGGCGTCGCGGATCAGCACGTTGTAGCCGATGCCCCTGGTGGCCCGCTTGACCTCCTCTATCAGACCACGGGCCGAGGGGTCGATGAAGGTATAAAAATAGCTGCATGAGTAGGTCTCATGCAGCTCGTCCAGGAACTTGACGAAGTCCTTGGCGTATTCGCTCGGGCTTTTCTGCGTGCCGGACTCCCGGCCGCTGTGATAATATTCGCCCAGGCCCTCCAGCCGGTGCAGCGACTCATTGAGCCCTGCCGCCTGGTAGGTGGTGGCGTTCTGCTGGCCATAGTCCACGCCGACGCCGATGATCCGGTAGCGATCCTGTGACGGTCGGGCGATGGAAGCATCGCCGAACATATAATAGATCAGTTCATCGACGCCGATGGAGAGCCCCAGCCAGAGCCAGCGCCACTGCCGCTCGTCGAGCTCCCGGAGGATCTCGGCGCCCAGCCAGTCAGGAGGGACGTCCCGATAGTCCACGTGGACGTGGATGCAGTCCGGGCGCTTCTCCATCTTCCGGCACCAGACCACCGCGGGGGCGTTGGGGTTCTTCGGTGGGTTGTAGAGGTAGAGCATCTGGAAGCCTTCGGCGTTGCCTCTGATGAAGGTCGCCTCGATGTTCTGGAGCTCGTCCTCGCCTTCGCCGTCTGTGAAGAACTCGCTGACCTCATCCAGCAGCACGATCTTGATGGGCTTGCTCTCGTCGATGATGCCCTTGGTGTCGTCAATGCTGTCGGATCCGGTGAAGTAGATGGTGTTGCCGTTTGGCTTGTATGTGATTTCCATGGGGCTGACCGTGATCTTGAACAGGCTCTCCGGCAGCCCCAGGCGCTTGATGGCTCGCTTGATTTCTTTATAGACCGTCTTCCGGAGCTTGTTGTGGCGCTTCCGGATGACCACGGCAGAGCAGTCCTCCTCGCTGACGATCTTATACACGACCTCGATGGCAGCCTCTGAGGACTTGGTGCCCGCTCGGCCGGAGGTCAGGATCTTGTGGGTGTGTTCCTTATCGTTGAAGACTGGCCAGAACTTCGGGATGATCAGGTCACTGATGCGGGTCGTGCGTGTCATTGATGATCACCACCTTCCCAGCGTCATCGGAGCCGTCGTTCAGCTTCGCCTTCAGCAGCTGCACGCGGGCCTTCTGTTCCTCGGTGGCTGCTTCCCAGTCATTATGCAGCATCTCGTCGTACTGCTTGATCAGGCTCCGGAGCGTGTCCATCGCCCGGGCCTGGGCCTTCATAAAGTTAGCCTGCTTATCCCAGGCCTGCTGCACTTCCCACTTCTCGCCCCAGGACTCGGCGCCGCTGCGGTCCTCGATCTTCTCGATGGTCTTGTCTTCGGCGTCCTTGACGTAGGCGATCTTCTGGGCCCGGAGGATGGCCGTGTAGGAGAATCGGATCTGGTCCCAGAGCAGATCCAGCGGATCGGCGTCCTGGATCTCTCCGAAGATCTCCAGCGTCTCCTCCGGTAAATACTTGGAGTAGAAGCCGAACTTCTCGGCCCTCTTGTTGCCCTTTGGTGCGGCCCTGTTTCTGTTGCCGGGCTGGCCGCCTCGTTTGCGAGCGTTCGGTTTTTCAGGTTGCGAGCGCTCGCTGTCCCATTTATATGTGCACTTCCATCGTCGGACAGTTCCCTCCGGGATGTCCAGCTTCCGTGCAATTTCGATTAGTTTGAGGCCCTGCTGGTAGAGTGCAAGGGCCTCGTCTACCTTCGAGTTCCTTGCCTTGGGCATGACCTCGCCGCCTCCTTATTCGGTGTTTTGTATAGAAAGAGAGCAGGCAGTGGCCTGCTCTCACAATTCCACTTTATCAGCATAACACATTCTGGTTTGCAATGTTCGCCGACTTTCTAAAAGTCGTTCAGCAGCTCGTCCTCGGCCTCCTGGATGCGCTTGGTGGCAGTGTCGAAGTATTGGTCGGACAGTTCCTTCCCGATGAAGCTCCGGCCGGTTTTAACGGCTGCCACGCCGGTGCTGCCGGATCCCATGAAGGCGTCCAGGACAGTGCCGCCCGGGGGACAAATGGCCAGAAGACTCTCCAGCAGCTCCACGGGCTTCTCAGTCTGATGGAAGCGCTGCTTCGGTGCCACTATGGGGACGTGGTAGACGCCCGGCATGGCCTTGGTGCCTTTGGCAGCCTTCCAGTCAATAGGCAGGTCGCCGTTGGAGCACCAGACCACGAACTCGCAGTCGTTCCGGAAGCGCCCCGGCTGGTTTCTGCTGAGGCCCTTGTCCCATACGACGACGCCCCTCCACCCCCAGCCGGCCATCTGCACGGCGTCCGTCATCGCGGGGAGGTTTCTCCAGTCCACGAACATCTCCAGGATCCCCCCCCCTCCCTGGTCTTTTGCCTCAGCTCGCTGCACACCCATCGCATGAAGGCCGTGAAGCTCCGCTGGTCCATGTTATCGCCGGAGAAGGCCGGGAGCCTGGCGGCCCCGTTGAAGTCGTTGTCGGTGTACTTGGCCGTCGTGCTGGCCTTGCGGTCGCCGGCATGAGTTCCGCCGGAGGAGTAGGGAGGATCGCAGAGGACCAGGTCCACGCTGCCAGGCTCCACCTCTTTCAGCATTGCCAGGCAGTCGCCATGCAGGAGTCGTATCATCCCAGCACCTCCCCCAGATGGGTGACGCCCATCTTCCTGAAATGATACGCCCTGCGGACGCTGTAGTTGATGGCGTCGGCCACCTCGGTCATTGGTGCCCGTGCTATGTAGAACTCGGTCAGCACGGTCCTCTCGTAGTCGTCCTCCAGCGTCTCGATGGCGTCGCTGATCTCGATGACCAGGGAGGCCTTCTCACGCCGGAGCTGCTCGATCTCTCGGTCCTGCTCGTCCACTCTGGCGATGACGTCGGCCATCTTATCGGTCGGAGTGCTCTGGACCCTGTCGCGGTCATAGCGGATGGCGCCAGGCAGCAGGCAGGCCCTCAGCTCGTCCCGCTGGGTCTCTTTCCGTCTGATGATGATCTCCTTGCGGCGGATCTGCATCAGGAAGTCATAGGTCTCGTCTAAAGTCATGACAGCGTCACCTCCTTTGTGAGAAGCTGCTCCAGGCCCACGACGATCTTGTCAGTGCCCAGGGCGAAGCCCAGCTCGCGGTTGGCGCCGACGGATCGCTCCCAGCCGGGAAGCTGCACCAGGTAGTCCGCAGAGGCCAGCAGCTCCAGGTCGATCTTCATAATGTCCTCGTAGCTCATCTGGTCGAGAGGGAGAGCCGCTCCCAGCTCGGCGGGGTTGATGACGACGTAGCCCAGCTCCTTCAGTGCACCGGCAGCTCTGGCGAACTGCTGGCGGTAGTTCTTCTGGCCCGTGATGGGGCCGCTTAAATATCCGATCATCTGAAAGTCCTCCCTGTCTTTTTGTGTTTTAACGTGATGCGGCCGACGATCTCGAAGCCGGCCATGTCAGCCAGCAGGCGGAAGGTGTGGATCAGGTCCTTGTTCTTTCGCTCGGCCTCGTTTTCTTCTTGTATGATGCTTTTGGTTCCGTGGTAGGCTGTCAGATCGAGATAGCCTTCCTCGTTTCTTCTTGGGTCGCTCATTGCGCTCTCCTTTCTTTCAGTGCTGCCATCAGAGCCGCCTGGCTCGTGTCCTTAGCCTCCAGGGCGTCCATGACCTGCTCGTCTACGGTGCCCTCCGCGATCAGATGGTGTATAATAACCGGCCGTTCCTGGCCCTGCCGGTAGAGGCGGGCGTTGGCCTGCTGGTAGAGCTCCAGGCTCCAGGTCAGACCGTACCACACGATCACGTGGCCGCCCTCCTGGAGATTGAGGCCGTAGCCCACACTGGCCGGGTGCGCCAGGAGCACCTGGACCTTGCCGGCGTTCCACTCCGCGATGTCCTCCGGGCCGTCCAGCGTCCGGGCTCCGGGGATTGCTGCCTGGATGGCGGCCAGGTCGTGCTTGTAGCTGTAAAATACCAGGACGGGGCTGTCGGTGGTGTCGATGATCTCCAGCAGCGCCTCCAGCTTTGCATCATGCAGCCGGACGACGTTGCCCTCGTGGGAGTAGACGCTGCCGTTGGCGATCTGTAGGAGCTTGGTCATCACGGCGGCCGCGTTCAGGGCGACCACGTCCTCGTCGTCGATGTGAAGCAGCTGCTCGGCCTCCATGGTCTTGTACTGCTTCATCTCCTGGGGGCTCAGCTTGACCGGGATCCGGTTGTCGATCCGCTTCGGCAGCTTCAGATAGTCGGCCGCGCTCATGCTGATGCAGATGTCGCTGATGGCAGCCTCGATCTTCTCCCTGGCTCCCCGAAGGGGCTCCCACTTGAAGACGATGTAGCCGTTCCGGGCTCCCGGCCGGAAGTATTTCTCGCGGTAGGCTCCCAGCGTCTGGCCCAGCCGCTCGCCACGGTCCAGCAGGTAGATCTCAGCCCAGAGATCCATGAGACCGTTGGCCGAAGGGGTGCCGGTCAGACCGACGACCCTGCTCACCCTCGGCATGACCTTCCGGAGAGCCCGGAAGCGTTTGGCCTGGGGGTTTTTGAAGCTGGAGAGCTCGTCGATCACGATCATGTCGAAGGGCCAGCCGGTCTTCAGCTTCTGGTAGAGATCCACCAGCCAGACCACGTTGTCGCGGCCGATGACGTAGATGTCGGCGTCCGTGGCCAGAGCCCGGCGCCGCTGCTCCGGCGATCCCAGCACCTTGCTGACACGAAGATGGCGAAGGTGGCCCCACTTGGCGTGCTCTCGTGTCCAGGTGTCCTCGGCCACTCGCTTCGGCGCGATGACCAGGACGCGATCCACCTCGAACATCTCGTTGATCAGGATGTCGATGGCCGTCAGAGTGATGACCGTCTTGCCCAGGCCCATCTCCAGCAGCATCCCGGCCTTCGGGTGCTCCAGGATGAAGTTGGTGGCCCTGGTTTGGTAGTCGTGGGGGATGTACTTCATCAGCCGATCACCTCATTCCCTGGCGGCTCTGGCTTCTGCTTCCTCTGCCTCGATCCGTGCCATCTCCTCGGCGTACTCCTCCGCCTCATGCTCCAGATGCTCTTTGTCAGCCCATCGGGCCATGCACCAGTCCATGGCCTCTTGCTTGCCGGTGATCAGCGCCACGTTGCAGCCCATCTTTCGTAGCTGTTCCATCTGCCACTTCTGGACGGCTGTGGGCTTTTCGCCTTCACGCTTCAGCTCTACAAACCATACCCGGCCACCCGGTAGGACAGCGATCCGGTCGGGCACGCCGTCATTCCCGGGGCTTGTGAACTTCATAAACTTGCCGCCCATTCTCTCGACCTGCTTCCGCAGGCCGCTCTCTATGTCTCGTTCTCGTTTTTCCATCTTTGGATCCTCCGTAACAACTATTCACTCTCGCGCGTATGTGTCTGTGCGGGCGCTCTCGGGCGCGGTTTTCGTTGTCTATATTCAAATAATTAAAATATTAGGGTTTTCTTTGTTACCTTGTTACCTTGCCGAAAATATCTGGGGTTTTGGCGGTAACAACAACTTGAAAACAAGCAGTTGTTACCCCGTGAGCCTCCGACCGTGCACGGGTAACAACTTAATCGTTACCCGTGCTCCGATGGTAACAACGCTGTGGGCCATATCCTGGCACCTTTTCCAGCTTGCTGCCGCTTTTCCAGCCGCCGATCCTCAGCAGCATGGTCTTGATCCGGTCGCCGTCCTGACGCGTAAAACGGGCCCACGGGAGCCCCAGACACTCGCAGTAGATCTCCTTGGTGCTGACTCGCGTGCGCTGCATCGTGCCCTCGACGGTCGGGCTCAGGACGTCGCGCTGCTGGAAGTAGTCCACGCGCTGGCTCAGATCCCAGCTGTACCAGTCCGCCGGCAGCAGGGCGTCGAGATACTCCGCCACCTCGCCCTCTCGCTCGTCGAACTCCAGGGCGTTCAGCTGCATCCTCGCCGCCTCGCGTTCCAGCTCGTGGTCCAGATAGGTCGGCTCACCCTCGGCCACGAAGATCATGGCCTCGGCCCAGATCTGGGCGCGGGTCTCCTCGGTCATCTCCCAGACGCTCAGGCGCCCTTTCTTCACGGGCACGGGCCAGAAGCGCCGGTTGCCGGTGGTGTCTCTCAGGAAGCCGTCGGTGCTGTTGGTGGTGCCACAGATGATGCACGTCCTCGGGTGGCTCTGCACCACGCGGCCGTAGGCTGCACGGTAGGCGTCGTCCTGGCGGCTCAGGAAGCCCTTGACGATGTCGATGTCGGCCTTGCGGGTGCCCTGCATCTCGCCGATCTCCATGATCCACTTGCCCTGGAGCTTCTCGGCTGCGGTCTTGTCCCTGGTGTCGGCCAGGCTGAGGGAGTCGTCAAACCATTCGCCGCCCAGCTTCCGGAGCAGGGTGCTCTTGCCGATGCCCGGAGGGCCATCGAGCACGAGCATGGTGTCGAACTTGCAGCCAGGCTGCAGCACACGCTGGACAGCTCCGACCAGAGTCTTGCGGGTCACGGCCCGGGTGTAGGCGGTATCCTCGGCGCCCAGGTAGTCGATCAGCAGCGTGTCCACTCTGGCCACGCCGTCCCACTCTGGCAGCGCCTGGATGTATTCCCGCAGGGGATTGAAGTGCCGGTCGTCGGCCACTTTGGTCAGCGCCGTGACGACGGCCGAGTTGGTGAAGCGGGACTGGTAGACTCTGTTCATGTATGCCAGGAGCTGCGCGTCGTCGGCGTCTCTCCAGGTGCCGCCGTCATTTCGCCACGGCAGCGGGCCGGTCTTTTCGATGGCCTGCTTCAGATCGTTGTAGGCGATGTTCTGGAGGCCTTCATCGTGCTGCACGATCAGCACGGCATTGACGAGAGTCGGACAGACCTCCATCTTGGCGTTGCGCTCCAGCAGAAGGGCCCAGTCCTCCGGGGACTCCTCCAGCTGAGCGAACTCTTGTCGAGCGTTCGCCGCCTGCTCGCTCGCGGCTGTTCGTTTGCAGCCCTCGTCGTCTCTGGCCATGTCGGTCATGGCATTGAAGCTCGGGAGCTCTTTGCCGCTCTTGCCTTCCTTGCCCTCGTCCAGATGTCCGAACTTGTGGATGCGGACCAGGTCGAAGGCGTTGCAGAGCTGGCCGCCGGCCGGGTCGGTGCTATGGTTGGAGTAGGCGAAGACGTCGCCGTCGTAGACCACGAGGCCGGCAGCGGTTGAGCCGGCTGCGTAGGTGTAGCGGTCCTCTTTGGCCGTCTGGGTGTAGACGTCCGGCAGGAACTTGGCGATGGCCTCGGTGATGCTGTAGGTGCGGCAGAAAATACCGACGACGCCCTTCTTGGCCAGCGGGTCGCCTTGTTTGTCTGCTTGGCGCTTTCGGATCCCGGCCATGCGCGAGGACTCCGGCCAGTAGCTGGTGTCGGTCCAGTCCGGGTACTCGGCCAGGATGGAGTCAGCCGCCAGGAAGGGGGCGTCGTAGTATTGGAAGAAGGGCTCGACGTCCACGCTATGGCTCGGCCAGTACATCAGACGGGTCGGCTGGAAGGTGGAGTCGTCGAAGTAGTCGATGCCGATCTTCTCGGCGATCTTGCGGGCGATGGCCTCGTACTCGTCCGGCGTGACCTCTCTGTCGAGGGGCATGATCAGACGGTAGCGGGGCTTCGCCTTGGTGTGCTTATGTGTGGAGTAGACCGCCAGGGCGTTGTCGATCTCCAGGTTGTCGATGATGTTGTCCCAGAACTCGGCCGGAGGGAAGTCCAGGTCGAGGGTGAGCAGCTGGCGGGCCGTGACGTAGCCGGTCTTGCGGCGGCCATCCCTCAGATGACCGCCGACGAAGCCGCCGATGTCCTTGATCTTGTCCTGCTGCTCCTTGCTCATCTTCATGTACTCGGCGTGGGTCTCCGTGGTCTCCATAGAGCGGGAGAGCTTATTCAGGAGAGCCGCCCAGCTCATGGTCTTATTTTTCCAGGAGGTCTCGAAGCGGCTGCGGCCGGTCGAGATCAGGAGGTCGCCGTTGTACTTGACCATGAACAGGGGCAGGGTGAGTTTTTCCGCTGTGTTGGTCATGGTCTCAGCACCTCCGCGTTCTGTCTTAATTTCTCAGCTGTGGCCTCAGCGGCCTCGAACTCGCGCTTTTTCTTCCGGAAGGCTGAGAGGGCTCCGGAGCGCTCGGCGGTCAGCTTCTTCAGCTGCTCCCGCTCCTCGTGCAGCCGTTCAGGGTAGCCCAGCTGTCGGGCCTTCTTCGGCTGCTCTTTGATGCAGGCCCGGAGGGTAGTGATCCGGCGCTTGGCCGTCTCGATCTGCGGCTCCAGGTCCGCTGCTTTTTGGTGGTGGTTTACTGCCTCGTTGGCGAGGCTCTTGCGGCCGTCCAGGAGCTCCTGGGCTCGGCTCTCGCAGGCCCCGGCCAGCTGCATCCGGATGACGTCCTGATGCTCAAAGTCCAGGGCGACCACCCGGAGGAGCTTCCGGATCCTGGCTGCACTTGTTGGGAAAAAGGCGTCCGGGTTGATGGTCATGTAGCCGGTCTCCCAGCGTATAGTGATAGGCTCCATCGTTGTCCTCCTTGCTTTGTAGATAGTCTATGGCGGGGGCACGAGGCCCCCG